GGGCCATCATTCGTTGTCGATAGCACATATTCGCCGCCGCTGGTGCCAATGGTCAAAACCCTTGTTGCGGCTAAATACCTGATGCTATTGACGCGGTTTGATGCAATCTGAAATATGATTGCGCTATCGTCAGCCGTACCGGCTGTGAAGTTTTCAAAATCACCAGACTTTGACATAAACAAGCTTTGCGGCTCGTTTGTTGTAGCGCCAAAAATAAGGCGTTGCTCAAAAAATGTTACAACAGATGGAAACCCTGTTGTGTTAGAGAACGCGCCAAGCGCCCAGTTTGTTGTCGCTGTGGTTGCCGACAGCGTGTCATTTATTGTCACCGTCACATTTTGCGCGTCTGTAAATGCCGTGATAGTCGCATTACCCCCCGGCAAACTAACTAGCCGCCCAACATCTGTTGCAGCAAAAAGATTAGTTGATGCCACAAGCGCAACGCCAGTGCCAGTGTCGGCATTTGGATTCAGGGTTGTTGTGGTTGTGTTTACATCAAGGTAAGGCCCATCAATGAAAGTGATAGTGCTAAATGTCCACGCTGTATGATCAGTCCGGGTAAGCTTTCTTGGCTCATGCGATGGATGCACAATGAACATTGTGTCGGCAGATTGCACAAATCTAAGATCTGCCAACACAGCTTCTGGGTACGGCGTGGCTATATTGAATATTTCTTCAGCCGTGCCGCCGGATGTGTATGCCGTAAAATTAGTTGTATCGATAGCAGCGCCAAACAAATCTGTCAGCGTAAATGTGTCAGTTGTTACATTGGCGAGGCGATAGTTTCTTGTGTTAAGCTCTGTCATACCGCCAACAGACGATATAAATATTTCATCACCGTTGCTAAGACCATGACCGGCGCTAGTAATAACACCGGGATTTGCTTTGGTAATCGCTGTGATGTTCTTTGCAGCATCTAAGACATATTCACCATTACGCACAACGCGCATGGTTTGATCGCCAAACTCTAAGATGTATGTGTCGCTTGTTTTAAACTCAAACGGTATCAGCCGCCCTTTAACAGAGCTTGATTTGATCTCGCCAATATATTCTGTACCCGGTCTGCGTGATGCGCCGCCATGCGGATGCACCACCATATTAAGCAGCTCAGCCGCGCCTGATCTGTATTTATCAAGGTCAACCCTGCCTTCTAGACGCGGCGAGATTTCGCCAGCTACAAAGCTGGTTAGTGATGGAGCTGAACGCGGCATCGATTAAAACCGGCTCTCTATAAGGTCTGACGCTTCAAACTTAGCAGCCGCACCCTCTGTTGCATCAACAAACCGCGCTTCTTTGATCTTTTCATCATACAGCGCTTTCGTTGTTGCAATCATCGCGTTACTGCCGGTGATTGCATAACAGATCTCAAATGCTAGCCGGGCTGCAATCGTATCAACAAGAAGTGTGTCATAAAGGTTTGGATCTTCGATACGCGCAATATACTTGATAAAGACCGTGCCTTCATCAGTTAACAAATCACGCCCTTCAATGACATAGACCGGCCCACCAGTGTTGTCGGTCATGTTGTCTTGTGGATACATCAAAGTGCCGTTGGAGAACTCTAGAACGCGCAGACAGTCCCCCGGCAGTGGATATTTGAATGTATACCCAAATGCTGGCGCAACGCTGTCCTGTGACAGCTCTGAGCGCTTTATGAGGCTATTCCAGTTGTGAGAGCGAAACACCGCGTCACGCACCAGCTCGTAGCGCTGATTGATTAGACGGCCAGCTTTGGAGTCTTCAGTCAGACTAATGATGTTCGTTGCGCCAAGCGTGTTGAGCGCAGCGTTAGAAATATCCACCGCTGATGGCATGGCAATACCTCACAATAAAAAGGGATGGGTCAGGCTAGGAAGCATCAAAAGCCTGACCCAAACTGGTTTAGTCAATCGCGTAGGTCATTGTAAGTTCGATCAAACCAGTGCCGTTAGCACCAGCAAGGCTCACAGTAACCGGGATGCCGTCAGCATCTGCATCGACTACTGAGTTTAAACCCAGCGCTGCTGTTAAACAGCAACCAACAGTCGTGATAGATGTTGAGGCAGCAGCCGCCTTGAACTCATCAACATCTGCTGCAACAGTTGTACCGGCTGCGTTTTTGTACTCAGCATGGCCGACTGACAGTGTTGTTGATGAACCAAGTGCCGCATGGACAAGCTGACCGCTAAGGATCCGCGCACCATTTGGCAGATTGAACATGTGGATGTCTGATTGCTCAGCAGAAGCTGTGTAGCTACCGTAAGCAATACGAACACGACCACCAAGCTCATTTGGCTTGATTTTTTCAGTGGGGTTGTTTTGATCCCACTTGGTCTTCTGGTCAGAATAAACTGTACCCATCTCTAGTCTCCTTTAATTTACTGTAATGAAACAGTTTACTCGTTACAAAGCACCTGAATAACCTTAGCTTCCTCCATCCTCGTTGCACCAAATGAGGCACAATAATAGACTTGGGTTGCGTAAGATTTATCAGCCCGTTGGGTGATTTCCGCTTTGACATCTTTGCCAATAGCCAATTTCATCCCATCTTGCGCCCATGCATAACACTGGCGAGATGTGCCATCGTCCTTTAACCTATTGGAAACTATAAACTTAAATCCTACGAAGGAATCTACATTTCCAGTTGCCAAGGCTTTGACGGTGTTGAAATCGCTGCTGGTGACTGATGTTGTGTTTAGCAGATCTTCGATTTGCTCTGGTGACACAACGATATAGCGTTGGATCGATGGATCTACACTACCAGCATCAAGCAGTTTTTTGGCAGAGATCAGCTTTGCCACAGTCAAACCAGCAGAACCATGGGCAATCACATTGCCAGCCGGTAGTGCTGTGTTTGTTGTGCCAGCTTTGCCTGTCTTAGCAGTTGCATTGAATGCAGCAATAATTGCGTCATCCATTGCACGGCCCATGGCAAAACTTGCTGCCTTTGCATAGTTGCTCTCAGGAGAAGCAAGCATTCTGATTTTATCCTGATCATCAATGAGGTCAGCATACTCATAGTCATTGAGCGTAACCATCCGGCGGTCATGTGGTGTTTCCATCAATGGTGTATCACCATGCCGTGTGGTTCTAATAGCTGCCGCTGCTGATCCGATTTGATCAAAAAACGCCTTTTCGCCATTTACAGTTTCTGTATCCACAGTAGCGCGCAGAAGACTGCCCTGCTGCTGTGAAAGCATTGTCACATTTGCTGAAAACTGGTTCACAAATGCGGTTGTAATTTGAGTTGACATATCGTCACCCTCCACATTTTAGGTTGATATTAAGTGAATTTTCGTTCCAGTTATCCAGCAATGCCGGGCTGTAACTTAGTAGGCGTCAGGGGCTGTAAAGCTTATCCTGTTTCTCGCATATCAGGGGTTTCATATTCCCTGAGCTGCAATACATCAGCGACAGTTTGCTCATGGGCTGGGTGTGTCTTATCCCAGTATGGCGTTCCCGGCGCTGTTAGTTCTGCAATCTTTCGACTAGCTTCTTGTGGTGTCATCGCCATTTCTGATGTGGCACCTTCAAGCGTGTCTTCACCAAGCTGGTCAGCTAGATTTGCAAACAGCTTGATTATCATTGGGTGATCGCCTAGCGGCAGACCATTATCCAAAATTATGTTATCCCAAACCTCTGGAGCTATACCCATAGCCTTACCAGCCGCTGCTGCGCGCTGAAGCTTGTCTTCGTAGGCTCGTCCAAATTCTTGGTGCAATTCGTCTTCATATTGCTGCGATACTTGCTCTTGCTCAGCCGCAAACAGCCTCTCGCCTTCAGCAACATCTTGTTGAATCCAATCAATCACATTTTGTGCATGACGCGGTATGATGCCCTTTTCAGCAGCCATGGCTTTGAAGCCTTGCATTGTGTCTGCATCAAGATCGCTGTTTGTGATCTCATACCCATCTGCATTGATTGGCGCGCCAAGCTTTTGAAAAATTGGCATCCAATCATCGTCATTTGATCCATGGCCGGGCAGAGCTATTTTGTCAGCCCCGATCATGCGTTGTGCGTGGACATGGCTTTTTGCTAACTGTCCAACATCAGTAAAATTTTTCAGTGACGGCTCATGCCGTAATTCTTCCGGCAATGTATCTATAAAGCTTACCGGCGCTGCTTCTTGAGATCCGCTATCATCAACCGGGGTTGTCTCAACTTGGTCTTCCATTTTTTATTCCTCTTGTTGTGTGAGCTTCCTATCTGCAATCATTCGCATAATCGTCAACACAACTGAGCGTTG